CTTTGGGATTCAATGGTCCGCGTATCTTGTTGTTCTTTTTTTTTGAGAGCAGAGCTCAACAAAAGTTTTCGGGGGTTTTCTGACACAGCACACGATAAAATATGTTCAAGTAAATATGTTCACCAATTCATCAGGCATACGTGGGCCCAACGATTCGGTACCAGATGCAGCGGCCGAAGCTGCTGCACTCAGTGCACGGTCCAGGGCTTTCTTTTCAGCAGCGTTGGCTAGTGATCGAAAGCAATCCTTATACTCTGATAAGGTAGAAGAGACCGTACGGTATCTCCACCATAAGATCGCGACGCCTCCTACAACAGTGATGGCACAACAGATCTTGATGCCCGTCAAAACATCATCCTTGGAAGGCATGTTTGAAAATGATTCGAGTATCTTAGAGAGGTATAACCAAATATATAGTATCAAAAAATAAATTTTGAGTGTTTATGTTCAATTATTTAGATTTTTACAGAAGCTTGGTGTCTTAATTCGAATTTTGGTCCAACAGTATCCTACAATATCTTCTATATTCAAAATTACTACACAAAGGGCAATAACACCAGCGAACCTAGCATATCTGTAAACCCGCTCCTTGGAAGGCATGTTTGAATTCCAAAGGGATTCTTTTTAGAATCTAAAGATTCACATTGATATGATTCGAATATCTGAATCAAAAAAATAAATTTTGGGTGTTTAATTATTTTTGATTTGTGAATAATATTTAAACCATTCCTCTCTTCCTTCTTTTTCAAGTTTATCAAACTCTAAGCAATCTAACCAACGTTGAAGTTGATTAGAATTTTTTTGCTCGAGGGGTACCCGAGCTCCGCTCTTCGCTCTTCGCTCTCCGCTCTCTGCGTAAAAAAATGGACCTGGTGCTCGTCTTGGTCGTGTTTTCCATATATGTTTTGTTTTTTGTGTTACTAATGATATTCGAACATAATATTCAGTCATTTTTGAGAATTTAGCTTTTGTTTCACTGTTTTTGATAGATTGTTTAAATAAAAAAATAAATTTTTCAAGAATCGAATTCACATAATATTATCTCTATGTCACCCATATATGAGGGTATATCTAATACTGAAGTTATCTTTAGCATTTTTATTTTACATTCGTTTTCGTTTTGAATCTCTTCATAAAAGTTAATGTTTTGACTTATTTGTGACAATTTAGAAAACATTGCTAAAATACTACCTGATATGTTTATGTTTGAAATATTATTTTTATATTCATCATTTCCATATAAAATCTCAAAATGAGATATTCCTTGACTTAAACCTGAAAACGATAAAAATTTGTCCTTGTTTATACATAATGTTAAACATTCTTTTTTTACACCTATTACTTTTTTTACATTTTGAATCTCAGAAGATCCAATTGAAAATGGAAAAGAATAAAAATTAGTTGGTTTTGACAAACTATTTTCGTCATTTTTTTCGTAAAATGATGAGTATGGAATGTTTTTTCTTTCTTCTTTTCGAGTAAAGTTATCATTATAAATACTCAGTATCAAGTCATTTGATTTTTCATTTTCTATGAAGGTCAACACTACTTTATCTCTTTTTTTGATGTTTCTACATAGTTTTTGTACTTGTTTAGGTTCAATATTTATTTCAATGTTTCTAGTGATGACATACTTTTTAAAACTGATTCTGTTTAAAAATGCACAAACATGACATTTATTTCTTTCGTATTTGTCTGTTATATATTCCATTTTGATTCCATTTTGATCTACTCTAAGACAGATTTTATTGTTTTCTGATGAGAATATACAAGAAGCTAAGAAATCGACGTACATTTTAAAAAAAAATCCATTATTGATACATATATCGAATATAACAGTTGACATTTTATATTTTCTTATTGTTAGTAGGATTGTTTAATCGTCGCATTGTCTTGTAGCTAGATCTAACCACATATTATTACGACATGCTGGTTGATTGTTTCCTAATTTTGTACACGTTCCCATAACTCTTTTTATTTCGGTAATCTCGATTACACAAGATTTTTCAACTTCAAGTACATTAGACATTGTTGTCGATTGTTCTTCAGATGAACTTTCTCCATTTTCACTTTCATAAAGTGATTCACCTCCAGCAATTATCAAAAAGAATAACAAGTAAAAGGAAATCATTTTGTATGAGTTTGATAATTAAAGTTTGAAAATAAAATATTTATTAGAATATACTTTTTTCTCTTTCAATTTTTTCTAATTTGAATTCTGAGTGAGAATAAACATTTAATGTGTAGTATAAATTCATTTTTGGTTCATAATATGCCTCTCCAGTTTTGATAAAAAATGAGACTTTATTAAGTTTAGTTCTGAAACGAGTAGAAACAATATGTCCATAACTTTTTTCTGTTTCTTTTATGTTTGACCCACGAATCATATAGATTACAAAATAGCTCGACTGATGGAAATCAACAAAATCTAAAATGTGTCGATTAAAAAATATAAACACTTCCTTATCACTATTTTCTGATAATTCATCTGTGAATGTGATAGAATATAATGGAAAAGTATTCTCTAAAGATCCTTTATATTTGAAATCGCTTAGTTTCCATTTATCATGAGTTGTAACAAAGAATTCATATATTGCTGGATTATAACAAACGTTTATTGATGTAAAGTATTTCTTCACATCATTAATTTCCATCCAAAAATCTCCTAAGTCTACTTTATCCTTATCAAACGGAAAGAAATCCAACTCTTTTTGTAATTCTTCTGTCCAACTGTCATCATCAGATCTAGAATATTTTCCTTTCCAATCGAATTTTCCCCAAGGATTTCGAATATAAAAAAGCCTTATACCCTTGAAGCTTTTCATATTTAATACCGAATAAGCATGACCTCCTGCTAACCCAATACTACGAGGAACATCTTTTGACCCAATTGTTGCCATACATTTACTATCTTGAAAGAAACTTTCTAATCTATCATAAACATTTTTACTAATATTCATTGTTTTAATCCTTTCAGGAATCCATCCGGTTAGTCTATGTAAATCAGACGATGGTAATGTTCCTTCGTCTCTAAGTCCTCCAAGAAACTTTAAATATCCTTTTTCTATAATAGTTGGCCATAATTCTCCTTCTATTGTAGTTCTACACATTATTGAATTATCAAGACTAAAAAGTACTTTCGGATCGTTGTATTTTGGTAACAAATCGTTAAACTTTGTACGACCATGATATGGTATCGTATCATCAATAACCACCATTCTCCAAAAACCGTTTAAAAACATTTTAACTACGTAAACTCCAGAAGGATTATAGACAGGTATTCCTTCTACTTGAGGAAATATTAGGTTAGTAATCAGTTTTATACCAGTTAGTCTTTCATAATTAGCACAACATGTTATTGAGGCTATTATGTTACAATCTCCTATACCTATTTGAGTTATGGAAAAAGGATTCAAATCTACTATCATTTTAGGATCTGAATACACGTCTGAAAACCTTTTCCATACAATGTTTTTTAAACTTTTACGATCAAGTTTAATAGCATCTTTTTTATCTCTAAACACTTCTTTTGGATAAAAATCATATTTTTCAAAATCTGAGATTTTAAAAATGGGATAATATACGATTCCACATATGAGAGATGATTTTTTTATTATCTTCAGTTCATATTCATTGACATTTTTTAAAGGTGATGATTCACTTTGAATAAAACTATCCGGACACATTATTTTATTTTAGTTGAAAAAATGTATTCGTTACACAACAATTCATTTCGTAATAGTTATGAAAGAGATCTATATAGTCCAAAATATTCTTCTATGGATACTTGGGGAATGTCGAGTCCTTCACATTTGTATGGACCATTAAAAAACGATGAAATGGTAGCTCCTTTTCATGGAATACAACACTTTACTCCACAATTAACAATAGATAAGAATTATGAACTATTAACTATGCAATCTGGAAATGGATCTAATTCTTTTGATGACGAAATATATGCAAAGATCTCTTCTAATGATGAACATTTTGCAATCTACGCAGACTACGGCAAGTATAAATACTTGATTATACTTGTTCTTTTTTTGTTCATATTTTATATTTTTGATAAATCATTTGGAAAAAAGGTAGAAGGTCTATCATTATGGACAAAGTCTTCAATAATAATGATATTCACGTTTTTAATCTTATATTTGATGTTTTTGGTTAATTGAGTAACTTTATTTCTCTGTTAAAAATGAGTCAAAGACGTAGTAAACGTAGTCAAAGACGTAGTAAACGTAGTCAAAGACCCGCAAACATTCGAGGTTCACGATTGCCAGGTATATCTAAACGCCGTAAAAACTCTATCGTTAACCCTTTTGATACTTGTATTAAAATCTATGACAAAAAATTTCTTAAGAGATCTTCTCCACCGTATTATGCTGATAAATGTATGAATAGGAGTAGAAAAGGAAACGATGGGAATTTATGGACATCTGTTAGTAGAAGTAATAATGTTTACAAATGGGAAAGAAGAACTAACAGACCAAAAAGTATGAAAAAAAAGAGCACAAAAAGAGTTTCTAAAAGAAAAAGAACAAAGAAAATTTCAAGAAAGAAAATGTCAAGAAATATAATCATAGAGTCTCAAAGTGCTCTTAAGAAAAGGTTTATGAAAGGTCCTCCATATACTGATAGTCAAGGAAGAAGAATTATTGAATTTAGATCTAGTACTAATAAAAGAACATATCATGTAATGAATCGAAAGATTATGCGACAATCAAAAAGATCTTATTCATCTGGAAAGTGTAAATTAAGTAATAAAAAAAAATATACTTCTAGACCTTCTCCATCATATCCTGCAATGAGTTGTAAAAACACGACAAAAAGAGGAAACGATGGTAAAATGTGGAAATCTAGTGCAAGAAGTGATGGAATTTATAGATGGGTAAAAAAATAAAAATGGTATTTTTTTAGGCACGAATGTGCCGAATTGGTAAAAACAACATTTTATAATTAGTTAATAGATAACAAATATTATACTTTTTATAATTCTTAGTGTTTTGACCTTTTAACAATTTTACAGTTTCTTTTATAACTTCATCACAAGTAAAATTTACATAATTGAATTTATAAACTTCAATAAAAATTTCTAAAAAGTTTTTTATATATTTACTATTAGAAACTATTGAATCTATTATATAAACGTTATTTGGTATCGGACATATTCTAGTAAAGTTATTATGTTTCCTTGAATAACATCCGTTAGGTGCATTTATTAATAAAACTTTAGGGATATCTTTCATTATACCTTCGTTTAGAAAATAGTTATATAAATGAACTATATCTTTTTTGTTAAAATGAAAGTTTCCAGATATTCTATAAGATACTAAAACGAAAAAAATAAAATCACTTTTATTTTGTGTAATATCAATCAATAATTTGTTAATATCTTCTTTATTAGTAGTAAAACAAATAGTTATACTACAATTAACCTTTTTAAAAAAAGATTCATAATCTTTAAACATTCGTTTAGTTTGATCATTGTTTATAGTCGACAATAGTAAAACTTTTCCTTTTTTACTTTGATCTAAAGGATTAAAATATAATTTATCTTCATTTACTAATTTGTTTATATAAGATGTTTCATTTAAGTTCATTTATATTTACTGTGAAGTTAACCTTTAATCTGGTAGCTAACTTTCAATATGGCACACTTGTATGCCTTACTTTGCCTTTGTTGTTTGTTCAGAATTAATTAAAAACGCGAAATTTATAATCGATTAGAATATATGAAACGTGTAACATTTTATTTTATATATTGTAAAACTTCAAATTCGTGAATAATCTGTACACCAATACTTTTAAAATAATTTAATAGTTCTGTCATATCTTTGTCATAATCACTAGTTTTGTTATATTTATATTGTTGAATTTCGATAATAAGAATGACTCTTGAAATTGAGTTTAGTTTTTCAATCAAAGTTTTTATTTTTTTATCTTTATAATTTAGCCAATGTTGAGCTTCTATAAATACTGTTTTTTTATTGATTGTATTACATATATTATGAAAAAAAATTTAAAAGTTAAATGTTTTATCATCAGGATAAAATATAATATACATTTTTATCTAGAGTTTCACATACTCTAGATGAATTAATTTAGATGAGTTAAAAGTGGAAAGCGGCCGCCCTCTCTTTTCGGGTTTCTTTTCACAGACCGACTGACTCTCTGCCTCGTTCTGTCACTCTCAGGGTTTCTGTAGACTCGAGTTGAGACAGTTTTATTCGTGGGTGGATCGGACCGATCCCGATGATGGTGAACGGCGATCCTGACGGGAATGGCCCCTCTTCGACACCGAAATCGGCGGTCCAGTTAAAGAAGGAGGCGAAGAAGATGGAAAAGCTCGCAAAGTTCGAGCAGAAACAGGCGAAGACCGCCGCCACCGAGAAATCAGAGAAGAAAGAGGGAAAAGAGAAGAAGTCGAAGGAAGTGATCACCTACGACCATCCGACGGTTCGCGGAGAGAAAAAAGTCACTTCTCTGGATAACTTTCCGTCGGCATACTCTCCGACCTATGTCGAAGCCTTCTGGTACGATTGGTGGGAGAAGGAGGGATACTTCAAGCCGGAATACGGGCGGAATCCCGGCAAGGCGAATCCGAAGGGACAGTTCGTCATGGTCATCCCGCCGCCGAATGTGACCGGAACGCTCCATCTCGGTCACGCTCTCACAAACGCCATCGAGGACGGCATCGTTCGATGGCATCGAATGAGAGGAAAGACCGTCCTTTGGAATCCCGGCTGCGATCACGCTGGCATCGCGACCCAAGTCGTCGTCGAGAAGAAACTCAAACGGGAGCGAGGACTCTCGAGGCATGACCTCGGACGGGAAGCCTTTTTGGCCGAAGTCTGGAAATGGAAAGAGGAGAAAGGTCACTACATCTACGATCAGCAGAAGAAGATGGGAATCAGCGTGGACTGGGATCGAGCCTGCTTCACGATGGACGAGAAAATGTGCCGAGCGGTGACCGAAGCCTTCGTCCGCCTCCACGAGATGGGTCTCATCTATCGAAGCAATCGATTGGTGAACTGGTCCTGCGCCCTCCGATCGGCGATCTCCGATATCGAAGTTGACAAGATGGAGTTGAGCGGGCGGACGTTTCTAGAAGTTCCCGGTCACAAGGACAAAGTCGAGTTCGGCGTCCTCGTCTTTTTTGCCTACCCCGTCGAGAACTCTGACGAAGAAGTAGTGATCGCGACGACCCGACTCGAAACGATGCTCGGCGATTCCGGCATCGCCGTGAATCCAGATGACGAGCGCTTCCAGCATCTGATAGGAAAAGCCGCTGTCCACCCGTTTCTCCCCCGACGACTGCCGATCGTCGCCGATCCGTTCGTCGATACCAAATTCGGCACAGGAGCGGTGAAGATCACGCCGGCCCACGATCATCAAGACTACGAAGTCGGCCTCAAACACGGTTTAAAGTTCGTTCGATGCATCGGCGAGGACGGGCGAATGACGGAAGAAGCCGGTCCGTTCAAGGGTCTGATGAGATTCGAGGCTCGCTCCGCCGTTCTCTCCGCTCTGAAGGAGAAGGGACTCTACCGGGAGACGAAGGACAATCCGATGATCGTTCCGATCTGCAGCCGCTCGAATGACGTGATCGAGCCGATGCTCAAGCCGCAATGGTATGTGAAATCGGAAGAGATGGCGAAGAATGCGATCGCCGTCGTCGCCTCGGGAGCGTTGAAGATCATTCCGGAAGCCCATGTGCGAACGTGGAACTTCTGGATGGAGAACATTCGGGATTGGTGCATCTCGCGGCAACTCTGGTGGGGTCATCGTATCCCCGCCTATTCCGTCTCCATCGACGGGAAGCGCCCCGAGTGCCCCGAGGAAGAGCTCTGGGTTTCCGGACGGTCGAGCGACGAGGCGATGGAGAAGGCGGCAGCCAAGTTCGCCGTCTCGAAAGATCGAATCACACTCCACTGGGACGAAGATGTGCTCGACACGTGGTTCTCGTCGGCTCTCTTCCCGTTCGCCATATTCGGATGGCCGGAGGCGACGCCGGATTTGTCGCGATTCTTCCCGGGAAATCTCCTAGAGACGGGTCACGATATTCTCTTCTTTTGGGTGGCTCGAATGGTCTTCATGTCCCAATCGCTTATGGGACAGCTACCCTTCACGGAGATCTTCCTCCACGCGATCGTCCGTGACTCGCATGGGCGGAAGATGTCGAAGAGTCTCGGCAATGTGATCGATCCACTCGACGTGATTCACGGTATCAGTCTGGCGGCACTCAACGAGCAACTCAAGTCGTCCAATCTCGATCCCAAGGAATTCGAGATGGCCAAGGCGGGGCAGAAGGTGGACTATCCGGACGGAATCCCTGAATGCGGGACGGATGCCCTCCGATTCGCCCTTTGCGCCTACACGGGTCAAGGGCGTGACGTCAACCTGGATGTCCTCGTCGTTGAGGGATATCGACGATTCGCGAACAAGCTATGGAACGCCGTCAAGTTCACGCTCATGACGCTCGGCGATAAGTTCGAGCCACAAGCGACGCCGGAGCTCTCCGGGAAAGAGTCGGCGATGGATCGCTACATTCTCTCGCGTCTTGCGAAAACCGTCCGCCTCTGCGGCGAGGCGATGCATGGCTACGATTTCCCGAAAGCCACGCAGGCGTTGCACGGATTCTTCCTCTACGAACTCTGCGACACTTTCCTCGAGAGTCTGAAGCCTGTGATGAGCTCGTGCGACGAGGAGGGAAAGCTTGTAGCTCGAGAGACACTCTACACGACGGTGGAGGCCGGTCTCCGTCTCATCTCGCCGTATATGCCCTTTTTGAGCGAAGAACTGTGGCAGCGACTCCCGAAAAGGCGATCGCCGACGATCACGGCGCCGTCCGTTTGCGTCGCCGAGTATCCACAACCCGAGCAGTATCCGTGGGAGTCGGCGGAGATCGAATCGCGAGTCGGATTTGCGATGAGCGTCGTTCGAGCCGCCCGATCGCTTCGCGGCGATTACGAATTGACGGCGAAACTGAAGACGCCGATGTGGCTCGAAGTGGTCGACATGGAGACGAAATCGGAGTTGGCGTCGATGATCGGCGTCATCGAGATGCTCTCCTCGTCGGTTCCCGGCGTCTCCATCGTCATTCGCGGCGAGACCAGCGTCATTCCGAGTTCCGGCTGCGCTATCGCCCCGGTCTCGGCCAATTGCTCAGTCTACATTCTTCTTAAGGGTCTCGTCGACGAGGAGAAAGAACTCATGAAATTGCGGGGAAAAGCGGAGATTTTGGAGCAGCAATTGACCCGACTCAGCGATGTGACGAATCGGGCGGACTACTTGGAGAAAGTTCCCGAAGACGTCCGGATCGGGAATACTTCCAAGATGGAGGAATTGGAGGGAAAGCTCGTGCACGTGTCGAGAGCGATATCGACGCTCTCTCTGATGGCCGGCTCGAGGTGATCGATCAGCGATGATCCTCGTCGATTGGTGATTGATGATTGATTGGCTGTTTTGTCAGATTTCACGTTTCTGTCTATTCTTCTTTTTCGGGAATACTCTTCTGTCCCGAAAGCACGTCAAGAGCCCTTTCAGTGTCTACAAAAAAAAAGATGAGTAAAAAGTATTAAAATATTTCAAACAAAATTGTTGGACCTCTTTGAATATGTGATTGTATATCGTTCCATCTTTTACAAACTTTTCCACATTTTATAAATGAAAAGAAATCTAAACGTTTCATAATTAAAACTATCAACTCGTTCGACAATTTATCCATTATATGAAAACTTTTTAGATTTGAAAAGTTAAAAAAAATAAATTTACTTTTTTTGTTTTCATTTATTTACTTTTTTTACTTTAAACAGAGATATTATTCTCCCATTTGTTCCTACGTTAAGAACGTTATTGTCTTTATCCCAGATAGTAAAACTAAAAGATCCTCTCTTAAAGAATCTCATATTTTGTTTAGTTGGTGATTTATATCTTATCCATCCATTTCCAAGATCTCTATTCATAAACGCTACGAATTTGACATTATTATCGTCTAAACTGTTTATTATTGTTCGATCGTTATATTCTAAATTATAGAATGATATTTTTACAAATGGTTCATATATTACAGTATCATAATGGATAATAATCTCGTTTAGTTTAACTTTGCTATGTTCATTTGTATAATTTTCTACCCAATTATTTGTTTGCTCAGAATTAATCAGAAATGTAGAAGGATTGTTATAAGTAGTTATATTACGAAACTTTGAATCGATTAGAATATATGAACAGTTTTTAATTGTTTGTGTGTCTGAAGTTTTTGAATATGTTGGAGAATATACTGACATTTTATTATATAAAAGTAAAAATAGTTCGTTTTCAGACATTAAATCCCAAAGATTCTTTTTAGGTTTTAATATCAGACTAAAGGTTAGAAATCTGAAGGTTTTACATAATACATTATATCCTCGTTTTTTATATTTTTTATGTTTTTAGTTTTGAAATAATCAATCATAGTTTCCCTATATTCATTAAGATCGTCACTAATAACAAATATCTCTATTGTTGGTATTTCAAGTAAAATATCTATAAACCTTTTTAATGTTTGTGCTTGTATGAAAAGGTTTTTATGAATACGAAGCAACAATTTGTAAATAAACAGTTTTATTTTCTTTTCTGTTCCATATTTTAACACTTTTAATACGTTTCTTTCAACGTCAAAAATGTAGTTTTCGTATCTTAAATATAATAAAACTTCAGTTTCGGATTGAACATTGAATCCCGTTCTTTTTAGAAGAGCGAAGCTCTTCACATCAGGAACCAATTCTTTTACATCTTCGTTTATAAAATCATCTGGTATACTATTACATCTATTAAGGTCATTATCAATGAAGAAGACCTCTATATTTGGATATTGTGTTGCTAAAAATTGTTTTATTTCTAACTTCGTATCTTCTACTATATGTTCTGATGCATAATTTTTGAATTTATAAAATATTCTTTCACAACTTTGAGATTTCAAAGAAATGTTCAAACCTTGAATTTGTTCTAAAGCTTCTAAGAGATTTCTAGAAAGATACAGAAAACATTGTTTAAATTCTATATTAAATGGATGATCTAATAATTCGGTATGATTAGTGCTTATGATAACTCGTTTATTTTTTAACCTATCATACATATTAATCTGAATATCAATACACTTTTGACAGTGAATGTCTATTTTTTTTACCGTTTTACAAAACATATCATGTTCATTTTCAAATTGAATTATAGGTTGACTATATTTCATAGTATTAAACTTACAATTAGAAGGAAAATATATAGTCTTTAAAACGAAATAATCAATATTTTCCAATTGATGTCTAAAATTTTCAAGCCAATTATTAAAAACGACTCCTTTAATTGTAACTCTTTTAAAAGATAAATGTTTCAAGTGGTTCATCTTATCATTCTTTCTGTGTATATAACAACAAATAGGAATATCACCAGCTCCTGCATAAATACCCAAAGGACAATAATGGCATTTAAGATATAACCTACTATACTCTCTACCAGTTTCATCCAAATATATTTTATCCTCTTGCTCTTCTATTATCTTATTTAACGTTTTTTCTCTTTCTATAAGCTTTTCAAACTTGTTATTTTTTAAGTTTAACATTTTTGCACTATTTCTATACATAATAATATCATCAAAGTCTATCATCGATAAGTTCATTTTAGAAATAATATTATACCATTCCTTAGATATTTCCTTTAATCGTATAAGTTCAAATACATCAAAATACTTAAAAAGATTTAAAATCAGTTCTGATGGTAAGGTATCCATTGTTCACTTTCACAGAATCCCTTCGAGATTCAATGTGAATCTTTAGATTCTAAAAAGAAAATCTTTGATTTTTCAATGACAGACTAAAGATTCACATTTGAATAGGAAAAAAAATAAATTTTTAACATACAAAATGTAAAATATCATGTTTATCAATGATTTTAAGTTGAAGTCCTTTGAAATATTCTTCTTCATATTTTTTTTTTCCTTGTAAATCGCAAACATAATATACATTAAAGTTATATTTTGTTAGTTTTTCCACCAAATTATGCATTGTGAAACAATGGTGATACACACAAGAGTTTTCTATAAATATGGTTCTCCTGTAACTATGTGGAATCATATGGAAAATTGTATCTTCATCGGTAGAGTCTATATTTATAAAAATATAATACGAATATCTTCCAAAAGGTTCGAATTGGTTGATCAAATTATTAGTAATCATCGTTTTTAATGGATAATTACAATTCTCGAAATATTTTAACATTTTTATCTGTTCAGTATTATTTGAATAATGTAAAAATTTGAAGTATATTTTCTCGCATTTTGAAAAGTTCAATTTTTTAACATTTTCAAAAACGTTTGTATCACATGTCAATTCTAAATATTTGAACATTACTCTAGAATCACAAAAACGTATATTTATAAACAAAGTTTTTATATTTTTGAACTGATATTCTAAAAATTCGAATACTTCATATGGTATATGTGCATTAATGATTATTCTCGTAAAAGATAAGTATTTATTAATCTTTTTACTAAATTTACTCTTAAAACAACATAATTTTGTATGTTTATCGTTATATTTCCATAATATTAAACAATTTTCACAGTAAGTATTAGCTTTTAATTCAATCATTGTGGAAGAAATATGTGATCTTAACCAATAATATTTTACGTTTCGAACCTCTACCTTATTTTTCATGTATTGAAGAAAGTCTTTATTTTTACAATGTGACATAAATATACCGTTTATACCGTTCGGAATTTCTAACGATTCAAACAAAATTGTTGGTATGTTTTTAGTATTTGACTGAACAACGAACCATTTTTTACAAACTTGATTACATTTTATAAAAGATTTATAATCTAACCGTTCAAAAATTGAGATAAGTATATCATTTGGTATGTACCTAAATGGTTTTTTCATCACGAATAGCTTATTGATTTAACACTCTCAAATTAAATTTTAGGTGAAATCAGTTCTAATTTCAAAAAAAATATATTTTAGATCCATATTAGAAATAATCACTAATTTGATCCATAGAGATCATATTCATTCCGATTTCTTTAAATATTTTTAATTCTCGTTTATGATTACACAATTCATCATATGTAAAAAATACTTCTATTCCATGATTCTTCAAACTAACCATCAATTTCAATACATCTAATGTTTTATCTAACCTGCAATATTTTTTCTTTAAATCACAATCAATATAACTGTTGTTCCACCTACAATCATAACCATGAACAAAAATATCATGAATATCTATAAGAACTTTCTTTTTGTTAGGCACTTTTAACACCTCTTCATAATTAGAACGCATCTTGTTAATACCAGATGGAGTATGATCATAGACCATACATAATGAGTCTCTACCGAATTCATGTAAACATTTCGAATTTCTATCAATATAAAAAACTTCAATAGTTGGATATTTCTCTATTATTTTGTTTAATATATGCATATCATTAATTTTGTATTGAAAAATGTACAACTTCTCACAATTTGAAAAGTCAAACATTTGAATATTATTTGAACATTGATCACAATAACAACCAAATTTTAGTGTAACCTTTTTATAATTGTGTTTACAAATCTTGGACATATCTGCAGCAATGTGTATATAATCTATATAAAGAGTCACATTTGTAATACCCTCACATTTGATTATTTTTGGTAAGAGTTCGTTTCCATATGATTCGATACATAAATTGCTAAATGATATCAATTTTAAGTAAAAATCACATTTTATAAACCTTTCGAAGATATCACTTTTACAACCAGAAACTATTACACCCAGATCTTTTATAATAACCGTCTCAAAAACTGTTTTAGGTGGATCTATCACAGAAAGCAACGAATGCCATCTCTTTGAAACTCGTTTCGATTTAAAATGTGTGATAGTATCCAAATACCCTAAAATATGAGAAACGGTTTCTAATGGTAAAGTGTTCATCGAAACTCGGAGAGCGGAGAGCGAGACGAGTTTGCTTTTCACATTCAGTCTGATAACTTTGTGTACCTAACAAAAAAATAAATTTTAGTAATATTTCATACGTAATACATAATATCTTCGCTTTTTATATTTTTCATATTTTTACTCTCGAAGTATTTGGTCATAGTTTCATTACACGAACTAATATCATCATTGATAGCGAATATCTCTAACATACTTGCCGGAGGGTTACTCGAGGGGAACCCGAGCTCCGCTCTTCGCTCTTCGCTCTTCGCTCCCTGCGTAGGTATATTTTGTTTTTCAAGTAAAGTGTTTACGAACATTTTTAATGTTGAAGTCTGTTTATAAATGTTGTCATCTGATTTATACAACAAGTTATAAATAAACAATTTTATTTTCTTTTTTGTACCATATTCTAACACTTTTAATACATTTCTTTCAATGTCAAAAATGTAATTTTCATATCTTAAATATAATAAAACTTCAGTATTAGATTGATCATCAGGAACTAATTCTTTTACATCTTCGTTTATAAAATCATCGGGTATATTTTTATATTTATAATTGTCATTATCTAGATAAAACACTTTAATGTTTGGATATTGTGTTGCTAAAAATTGTTTTATTTTTAACTTCGTATCTTCTTCTATATTCTCTTGTTTATCAAAAAATGTAGATACATAATTTTTAAACTTATAAAATATTCTTTTATTAAATTGTCTATCTTCTGTTGAAATGTTTAAACTTTGAATTTGTTCTAATGCTTCTGTCAGATTTCTAGAAAGATACAAAAAACATTGTTTAAACTGTATTTTGAATGGATGATCTAACAATTCGGTATGAGGCATATTAAATGTTTTTATATGTCCTCTTCTCGATTTATCAATCGCATTATTTTCAATATCGATATCAATACACTTTTGACAGTGAATGTCTATTTTTTTTACCTTTTTACAACACATAGCATATTCATTTTCATATTGAATTATAGGTTTAATATATTTATAGGTATTAAACTTACAATTAGAAGGAAAATATAGAGTCTTTAAAACGAAATAATCCATATTTTCCAATTGATGTCTAAACATTTCAAACCAATCATTAAAAACGACTCCTTCAATTGTAACTCTTTTAAAAGATAAATGTTTCAAGTGATTCCATTTATCATTCTTTCTGTGTATATAACAACAAACTGTATTATAAGCGTCACCATATATAGGACAATCGTTGCATTTAATATATAACCTACTATACTTTCTACCAGTTTCATCTAAATGTATTTTTTTACTTTCTTCTTTTATTATTGACTCGCTTGATTTTTTTTCTCTTTCTATAAACTTTTTGAACCTATCATTCTTTAAGTTTAGCATTTTTACCCAGTTTCTATACATAATAATATCATCAAATTTTATTAAATCCATTTTAGATATGATATCATACCATTTTTTACATATTATTTTCAATTTTATAACTTCAAAAGCATCAAAATACTTAAAAATGTTAAGAATAAGTTCTGATGGTAAAGTATCCATTGAAGAGCAAACTCCGAGCAAAGCTTTTCTTTTTAGAAACCTTTCAGGTTTCACATTAAATGTTATCGTTGAAAATAAATGTAAAAAAATAAATTTTTAGAAATATTCTATAATATGATCAATAGAGATTATATTCATTCCGATTTCTTTTAGAATGTTTAATAACTTTTGTTCAGGATTAAATTCTCTGTTTAAGAAAAATACTTCTATTCCATGATTCTTTAAACTGACCATCAGTTTCATTAATTTTAATGTTTCAGTAAAAACATCTTTATAATACCAAATTGCTGATGTGAAATATCCTTGCTTACCAAAAAATTCAGATATATCTATAAGAAGTTTTTTTGAAACCTGAAAGGTTTCACATTCTTTTAATATTGTTTCATATTCTGTATTCATTCTAATTATATCAGTTAAATTGCGTTTGTATACAGTATATAAAGCATTGTTTCCAAAATTACTTAAAGAAACTGAAATTATATTAAAAAGTTCAATCTTTGGATATTTTTTTATGTGTTTCACAATATGTGAATATATTTTATTTTTATAGAAATATAGAATGTAAATCTTTTCACATTTTGAAAAGTTTAGTTTACAAATGTTATTAATACAAAAATCACAATCACAATAAATATAAAAATTAATCTTTTTGAACTCTTTAGTATAAGAATAGTCTATATCATGTATATCGTGTATATTATCAAAATGAAGAGTCACATTCGTTGAAAAAATCTCTTGTACCTCAAATATTTTCCTTAGTAATACTTCATTTTGATAAGATCTAATACATAAATTGCTAAATGATATCAATTTTAAGTAAAAATCACTTTCTAACATAAAACATTCTGTACAAAGACTATGTTCAAAATCATTAAATAAAAACGCATAATCTACTTTACGTTTTTCATTTTTGAGAATACATTTTTCACATCCTTTAGTTTCTAAAATTTTCTTAAATGAAGCATTTTTACAGTTAGAAAAACTGATACTCTCTGTATATATGATAATTCGATCAAACACTTCTTTCGGAGGATCCATACTAGATAACAAAGAATACCACCTCTTACATACTCGTTTTGATCTATAAAAGGTAACAATATCAAAAAAATGAACAATGTTAGAAATCAGTTCTGATGGTAAAGTATCTATTGTTGTTATACTTGCCGGAGGGTTGCCCGAGAGAAGCTCTTCTCTCTTTGCTCTCTGCGTGCGGAAGTCTCGGAAAGAAATATTCCATAAAAAAATAAATTTTTAATAATCTTTATACCATTTATGTCATTTCACATCATATTTAACGGTTTTAGATGATTTACCTTTTTACTTTTGTCTTTTGTTTTCATTTTTTGAAAAGTTCAAAAAAAATCTTTTTACTTTTTTAGACTACTGTTAGATTTGTTTCTCTTAAAGTTTTTCTCTTTTTCCAGATATCCAAGGATCTTCACTTGATCTAAAAACTAAACCTTCAACTGGCATTTTCGAAATCGAAGTGTCAGATTCATTTTGAACATCTAAAAATGTAGAATTACATTTATCTATCATTTCTTGTGCATTCGTATATATTACACTTTCGACTAGTTTTACTTGATCAAACCCAAATCTATTACAGAAAGAATGTATTTGATCCTCCAGCAATAATTCTTTCCGAAGTTAAACAGTTTTTATTTAGATCTTTTGTTTTTGTAAATGCGACTGTATACACGAAAAACTTAAAATTTTTAGGTCCACATTTTTCACCTTGAATACAAAGATAATCACTAAATTGGATTCAATTAGACTTTTCAACAATTTAACATCAGAAATGTCATCTCTACTTTTCATATTTTTTACATCTATAGTTCTATTTCTAGTACAATATATTATATTTGATTTTTTATCGATAATGAACCGTCATATTTTATAGTTACATCAGTCTTTTGCCCAAAGAAATTTTCTCTTAACTTTTTAGACGTTTCTAAATTGGTTTCATCAGAAACTGGAATGATATTAATAGGAAAACTTAGACTAATCTTTTTCTCAGAGTTTACAACTTTTTCAAGTTGTGATTCGTTAAAATTAACCAACTTTACTAAAATACCTTGCGTACCAGTTTTTTTATCATATTTAATTGTAAAATAACTATTTATCTTTTTTATATTTTCTTTTTCAATTCCAGTACCTTCAAGTATTTGTTTAGATTCTTCATTATCAATCTTTATTTTTACATCATATGGAATATATTTAACTTTTTCACCAACGTCAAAAATGATCGTTAGTTACTTTTACTAAATAAGTTATTCCTTCAACAACAACTTTAGCTTTACTAAAGAGTCTATTCTCGTAAACTATTTCTAGAATATTAGTATCATAATGTAAATCTAAAGTTAAACTGGAGATTTCCTTTTCGAGTGTATTCATCAGAAATTGAGAACACGGAGTTTTTGAAAGAACTTTATTAGTAGACTATACGAATGATGTAAACGTTTTAAAATAATTTTTATACGAAGAGCAAATTCCTTCAAAAGTCTATGCAGACCTTCGAAGTATAAATGTGAATTTTTAGATCTCATACGATATCACTCCAAATTATCCTTCCATATAATCCTCCCTTATAATGGTTGTATTTATTTATGTTTCTAATTTCAGGAGGCCAATTCTTTCTCATTCTATTTATAATCTCATTTTCCAATATTTGATTAAAAAACATTTTTAAGTTCATTCCTTCATTATCACATACCAAGTGATATTTTTCAAAACATTGTGGAATATCATCCAATCCAAAGGTAGTATTGATTGTTTTTTTTATTTCATCATTACTCAATTTGTCAACATTTTTGATCCCATTTATTGTAATTTGTAGTTTCGTTTCAGATTTGTTCTCACGATTTAAACAAAAATCCAAATCAGTATGAAATATAAAAGTGTCATTAGTTGTTAGGCACACAGAGTGTGCCAGACCAAAGGTTAGGTTTTCCATTTAAACTGTTTCATAAAAATGACCATATGTAACATAAAAATAAATTATTATGGATTCGGCAAGTATATTTCCTCTTTATTCGTAAAAACTTTATACTCAATGTTTTCGTTTTTCATCAATGTATTCACATTATAGTAAGATTCTTTACCATTGACTATCATCTTGACAAAAGTTTGTCCTCTATTAATTTTGTTGTTATAATTCATGTTTATGTATCCCCATATTTTACATTTTTTGTTTTTGATTTTTAGAAGAGCTTCACTCTTCGCATTAAGTTTCAATTTGTCTATAAACAACAAAAATAAAACACTTTTGATATCAATATTTTTAACAACTGCAATCATTTCACTAACATAAATGTCTTCTAACAATAATATCTCATCATTTATCTTTTTTTCTATTTTATCAATCAAAACATTTAGTAACAAATGTGTTTCATCATCATTTATGTAAGCTAAAACTGTTTTTATTATGTGATGAGGCAATCCACAGTCATATAATGTTTCAGAATAAAGGTTTTGATAAAAGTTATCTAAAAACTCGATAAAAAAAACAAAATCTATCATTTGAAATTGTTCACTTTTAACTGGATATAAGTACTCATATCGTCTTATATCGATCTCATTAACACTAATAACAATAAAATTTTCAACCAGACTATAAATTATCTTTTCTATCGATAATTGTGTAAGAGTTTTGACAGAATTCAAAGCGGACATATAATTTCTTTTGTTTTTATATTGACCTTAAAAATAATAAAATTTAGTTCTACGCAGAGCTCAACTAAACATTATGGAACAGAATAAGATGGATTATATGCCTGGTAGCGAAAATTGGAAGAGGATAGAATATATTATACGAAAAATCTTGAATCATGAAAACATAGATCTCTCATTTTCAGAAGCATATAACATAGTATTCCATATTACTTCGTTCAACTATGCAGAGGAGTTTCGTGTTAATTTGATAAAAATTATAAAAGAATATGAAAAGGTTGAATCGTTGTCCGATTTATGTATCAAAAGTATAAATAAGAGATGTAAACCTGAAAACATTAAGGATCTACCAATCTCTTCAAGAGTTAAAAAACAATTTATAGATGTGAAAGAATTCAAAGGTATAGATAATTCTTCGATGCAAGTGATATTAGATATATGTTTATATTTTGAAAGAATCTATATTAAATTTGTGTACGGGACAACATTAAAGAAACATCTATTTGGTGAACTTATTTGAAGAAAGGTCTAGTAAGTGCATCATGTGAAATAGTAAGTGGTCTAGCTGCAGAAGACGAATAGTTAGTAGCATAAGTAGGATATCCTTCTTCAACTGTTCCATGACTCTTAACAAAGTTACCTCGAGTACCGTGACCATAAATGTTTTCCGGATATCGATCTCGAACAGATCCGTATAAAAAATCACCAGCTCCTCTATCTCCTGGATTACATGGTCCTAAAATAGGTCTTTCAGAGTTTTCATGTCTAATCTTTCTTCCAACCGGATATACAAAAGAAGAACATGAAGGATCATTAAGGTAAGCCATTCTGTATCCAGCACCACCCAATGGTCGAGAAAATTCATCAACATCAATATTAATAGCACTTCCTGGACATGTCATAGGATTACCCATCTGACGACTTTCATTAAAAAGCTTACTAGCTTGTTCAGTATTTACTCTTGTCGTTATAGCTGCCTTAAAAGATCGTGTAGTACTCATTTTGTTAAATAGAATAAAAATCGTCGTTTAAGAACAAAATTTATTTTTTATCTTTTTTAAACATAGAATTACCCTATTATCAGAAAGCGATCAAATTTCCGACTGTCATACTTTTTGTCCAAACTTTCATATTCGTCGTTTTCAAACTGGACGAAGAAGAAGTTGAGTGGATAAAAATGGCCGAAAGAGATGCGGATCCAGTGCTCGAAAGGAGATCCGAGGCACGAGAAGCTGAAGAACCAGTTGATGGTTCGCAACTTCCAGGTCGAGAAGAGCAACTACCCGTGAAGACTCAAGAGCAATATGATGAAGAAGACGTCCAAAGCTTCGATTCAATGCTTCACGGCCGTAACCATTACATCAAAGAGGGAAACGTCACGTTGCCTAGAAAGGATGAAACTCCGTATGCTGAAGAAGAAGGATTCGTGGGATGGATCTACACGACAAGTGTATTCTATCTCATCGGCAACGGTGAGGACATAAAAATCCACAGTCCCGATCTGACAGCACCACAAAAAATGGAAATGGCAAGGAAGTACAAGAATGATTGGGACGGACTCCAACGAGCATTCAAGATCGCGTTCGTGAGAGAATACAACCACTTCTACTCTACTACCCCACCACTTTATAAACAAGTGTACGGATCGATTCGTCCGGTGTTTAACAAACCCAAGACGAAAATCCAGGCCCAGTATTACAGCAAATGGGAAAATACTCTTCCGGGATACTGCTACATTATTTGGACGAGAGACTATGTCACAGAAGATCCGAAATGGACCCAAAAATTCGCGGCTTATGATTACACTCCAGAGGGAAAAGAAAAATGTTTCCGAGACGGGAAAGTGGTCTTCGAAGAATGGAAAAACGAACAAAACGTCTACGAGGTCTTCATCGAGTTCAGATTTGTGTACTTGGACGTAGATAATTACACTTACGAATTGTTCGAACCGACCATCTCTAAGAAGTTCAAGAAGGAGAACAAAATCCCCTACATAAAGACCAGGGACACTCGGGACACTCGGGACACTCGGGACACTCGGGACACTCGGGACACTCGGGACAGACCGAATTTTTATCCAGCTCCACCACCGAAGAACAGTGCATGGCAACCACCGGTTCAACTGCAGCCGCAACCACCGGTTCAACTGCAGCCGCAACCACCGGTTCAACTGCAGCCGCAACCACCGGTTCAACTGCAGCCGCAACCACCGCAGTTTCGAGAACCAGAATATTGTGACCCTCGATATTCTGTTTATCCAGGAATCAATCAAGGACAACAACACTGGGGGCAACCTCAGAGATTTCCAGGATACTTTCCCCCATACCCAGGATACCCGTACCCAGGATACTTCCCTCCCGGATATAATCCGAAATTCAATCCGGTCGAGGAAAAAATGGAACGGAAAATCTCGGTTCTCCCGGAGGATGAGGAGTTGAAAGCTCTCATGAAGAAAAAGGTCCAGAGCCTTGGGAGTGTGAAGAACGGAGTCGATCCAAACAACTTCTCTCAAATTTTACAATTGAAGTCGGATCGGGAGAGGGCAATCGCATGGGGAGAGTTGAAGGAGTCGGGTTTCATCGGCTTCTAAAAAAAAGAAAAAAAAAAAACTAGTTATTTGTGTGTAGTGTAGGCTCTTTTAGCAAGGTACTTAAATAGAGTTAAAATTCTGTTTTATCAATAAGTAAACGTCCACGTCGTAGTACCGGGAAATTATAAAAAAAATATGATTTGCAGATTACTTTTTAAATGACAACCATAATAGGTTGTTATTTTTTTGTGTCCAAAATTTATTTTTATGGATAATATTAACAAGATTATCCCTTTACCAAAGAAACAATCACGATGTGTAAAGGATTTTGCCCACGAGTTTCAAAAAGAGTAATGAATCCTTTATGGAATGGAAAGCCAAACGTGTGTGGATGGTACAACTATTGGGTAGTATATCCTAACGATGAGGAAATAGATAAACTAGTAATTAGACGATTATATTATGGAAAGAACAAGTCGAAATGTATTAAACATATGAAGGAGCTGACATCAAATGCTATGAAGTCTACAAAAAATCAATTATGTATCTATATGCTTGGTTCTTATGGATATTTTGAGGATGGAATGGTAAAAGACGATTTTTGTGATCCGGATGAAAGAGAACAAGAGTTTCCAAAAAACAACGAAGCATTCGTTTCATATTTCAAAATTCATACTCAAGATACAGTGAGATACGATTCACATTGTGAAGTGTTTCCTTATACAGAAGAAGGATTAAGAACTTGTATCAACAGTGGTAAATCGTATATAAATGGATGGAATCAGATATTTGGAAATGAAACAAAAATCTCTATTGAAGTTATGTATTTTCATAGTTATGATAAAACCATCAATAAATTCAAAGCTGATGTAATTGATATCGGTGAAAATGTTGAAAAAGAATTCAACAATGCGTATAGTTTTGATATGAATTTAGATTTTCCATTATTACCACAAAAAAATGTCATGTATGGAGACATTGCGGAACCCTCGGAGCAAACGTCTCGCTTGGGTAACCCTCAAGGACCTAAAGAGAATCCCTTTGAGATTCAATGGTATTCAAACAATCCTTATATGTATTATTAACTGAAGTTGAAATGTAGTTGTTAGAGTATTTCTATTGTAAAGTATTTTTTTTTCTTTAATAAAATGAGCAAACGAGAATATTACAATATTCCAGATAATTTTCCATTTGATGTACTAATAAAGGGCGGTAACATAAAAATAGATGGAAAAAAAATAAAAGTACCTAGGCTTACAGATTCACGAATTAAGGCATTGACTAGAATGATATTTAAAAGTTGGTGGATTTCAATGAGATTGAGTTTCATATTTTTTAAAGATGGTAGATATGAGGGGTTAAAATATTTTTTTGGTCTAGATTGGAGTGCTTTAAAAGTTGAAAGATTGATACACATGTTAAGTTTGTTCACTACTAATAAATATGATGAAGATGGGTATGATGAGAACGGATACGACATAGATGGATACGATAGAGATGGATGGACAAAAGAAATGGAACGTAAGTTTCTTCGAAACTTACGATGGAAAGAACTAAAAATGTGAAAGACAAGAAGAGGAATCAATTATTTCTTCTGGTATTTGTCTCAAACAAATGTTATATGGCATTAACATTTGAGTAAGAGTTTTGTTTGCATAAGGTATTTCAACTTCATAAAAATCATTACTTCCACACAATGAACATCTAACGTATTTATTTGTTAATGGATCCTTTCCATGATAAAAAATACCACATTTACAGATTATTATCTTTGAATAGTCACTTTGATAAAACAATCTGTCCCTTAATGTATACATACACCCATGAGATGCGATACAATCTCTCTCTTGAACTCCAAATCTATGTCCTCCTTCTACACTCCTTCCTTCTTTTGGTTGTCTAGTTACTGGTTGTATTGGTCCAGTTGTTCTAACATAAACTTTGTCTTGAGATAAATGTTTTAGTTTCTGATAGTAAATAACTCCTTGGTAGACTAAACAAGTCATTTTTTCACCAGTAAATCCGTTATAATATTCTTTTGATTTGTACTCTTTAATATGTTTTGGAATCAATTCTTTGTAAAAAGAACTATTGTATAGGTAATCCTTAATGTTTTGTTCTAAAAAACAATCTTTATCACATCTAGGTGAATTTAGTTTTTTTTTGTATTCTATACAAATAGCACAAAATTTGAACGTTTTAGAATTTTCAGAGATATTCTGTCCACTTGCCATTTCAAAAAGATGACCAATAGTCATTCTACTTGGAATACATAATGGATTGATGATGATATCTGGATTATTGCCATATTTATCAAAAGGAATGTCTTCATTGTTTACAATTAATCCTATTGTTCCTTTTTGTCCATGTCTTGAAGAATATTTGTCACCAACCTGTGGTGTTTTTATATCATACACTATAATTTTGATAGTCATATCACCTTTTTCATTCGTATTTTTAAAACTTTTTAATACTCTAGTTTGATGATTTTGTGTATAAATATATGAATTATCTATTTTGTTATCAAACACTTTATATTTTTTTATTCCAATTAAAACATCATTTTTAACCAAAATTGAATTGTTTAGTACTATTCCGTTAGAATCTAGCTTAGAGTAGTTAAAATTGCTTTCTATCTTTTTGTTCTCATTTATAGGATTATATAAAACACTGTTTAACTCCATTAAATGAACAAATGTTGTATACCGAACTGACGAAAACATTCCTCTTTCTATTGAGTTTTTGTTCATTATTATCGAATCTTCTTGATTTTCTCCCAAAAATGGTAAAATAGCTACTACACAATTAATTCCTGTTGGATATTCATAAATATCCTTTTTCATCTGTGTATAAGTACCAACTAAAGGTATTTGAGAATGATATAGACAGTTTACATTTGTAACCATATTATCTAGAGGACTTTTTTCTGAAAAGAATCCCATCGATTGTTTACACATTTGACATTGATAAATGTTCCTAGGAGCTTGATTATGGTTAGAAAAAGGAATTAATGAACCAGCATAACCTAAACACATCAGAGAAAACAAATCACAAGGATACTTGCCGGAGCCTGCGTAGGTATACTTTGTTTTTATAGAACTAAATATATCATTTTCTTCTAATTTATAGTTTTCAATTTCATTTTTGTCTAAAAATGTAATATATCCATTTTTTATATAGTCTAAAAACAATAACGGTTTATAATCTTTAGGAATATCCTTTAGTAGTATTGGAAACATCATTCTTCCGCTATCTGAATAAATAAAAATACCATTTAACGGTTTTAAGAAGAATATCGATATATCATACAATAAAAACTTGTTTTTTAGCTCTTTTATCTTATTCAAACACTCTTCCTTCTTATTCTTTTTTACACTTCCTATCCAGTTTCCATTTACAATTATTAAATAACAATGAATAAAATCCTCATTCAACATAAAATCTTCATCTATGTTATTTATGATGATCTTTATCAAAAAAACTAACTCAACACATCTTTCTATGCTAATTATGTTTTGAACAGATGGTGTTTTAACTAGTCCGACCTTTTTACCATCTGGAGTACCATAAGGACAAAGAATATCACATTGTGTTAAATGTAGATCTCTTGGTCCTAATATTTTGTTAGTATCGTTTTTAACTGGAGTTACTATTTTCCTTATCAAATCAATGTAATGCAATCTATTAAAAGGATCAAAAGTTTGTGATACATTCTGTTTTTGAACATAAGATTTACTATGCCAAGAGTTTGAAACGAAACAACTTCTCAAATTATTAGTTAGTTCTTGATTTTTTTCTATTATCAATCTAATTGAATTCTTTTCATATATTAGATCCTTTTCAAATATTAATAAAAGCTTCTTTTTAAGTTTTTTATGATAAAGATGAGATACTTCTGAAGTTAGCCAATGATTTATGGTGTAAACTCTTTTGTTACCATAATGATCTCTATCATCGGGAATGTTTTTGTTCACCATTCCATATAATAACAGTTTAAAAAGGTAAAAACAGAACAATCCCTTCTTTTTTAGGTTACAATTCATATGTATTAACACTTTTTCTTTCAAAAACTTTAATAAATCGTTTTTAGTGAGGAGTTTAGTATTTATCTTTAAAACATATTCAAACGGATCTTCATTAGTATTGTTGTTATAAAATGTGTTTAGAAAGATTGATTCTAGTTGAGATTTATATTTAACATTGCTTTTTTGAACTATTTCCAATAAACACTTTTTTATTTGACACTTTGATAAAAACAACTCTAAAAATAAGTTGATACTTATTAACTCTTTTTGTAACAATTCTGGACAATATACAAAAATATGAGTCTGTTTCTTTATTTCCTTTACTCCTATGTCTAACAATGAAGACTTGAAAAACTTATTCATACTTTTAAACTCCACATACTTGTAGAACTTGAATTCTTTCTTCTTGCTTAACAAAAATGGATAATTGTAAGCAATCCTTTCTTCCATATTTATTACTTTCTTAGTACCTTTTATGATAAAATAGCATTTCATCTCTTTTTCTTTATTTTTGTATACACATAAATCAGATCCTACCATAATTGGTAATCTTCCTATACAAGCATTAAAATATTGTGTTTCATTTGAATTAGATTTCAATCTGAAACTCAGTGTTACAACAATTTTAGACCAATAAGTTATTCCGTTCTCAATACAAAATAGTGGATCGGTTCTACATAAATCTCCATTCATATCTTCATAAGTAGCTTCTTCCACAATTAATTTTTCTATTTTAAGGATGAAATGTTTGGTTTCTATGATATCATTAATAAATATGTTTGGTAAAGAATGATTGAGAAAAAAATTGAAACTATCAATTTGTAATTTTTCTACTCCATTAAACTCTTGGAACAGTTTAACAGCTCTAATACTTTGATCCATTTCAAATAAAAAAAACAATGATTGAGGCAAATAAATTTATTATTTGTTTGGAAACTTCATTTTTGTATGTTTAATTGGATCGTAAAAGTCTAATCCATTATGAGAAAACTTGTGTTTCTCTCGATATGGTAACACATGATTAACGTAATGATTCTGAAATTCTTGATTAATAGATGGTAATCTAGATAACAAATCAATGTTATCCTTTAAAATCTCTTTTAATTCATAAGAACTCTGTTTTATCAAATTGTTCATACTTTTTGTTAACATTTCTCTAATACTTTCATGTTTTTCCTTTTCTCCTTTATGTTCAAATTCTCCATTATCTACTAAACACATTATATATTTATTATATCTAGTGCTATGAGAGTATCTTAAAACCTTAGGATGAGGTATAAAATATCGTTTTATCTGATTATCAAGATAAACTTCAAAAAAGATGCATTTTTTTAATAGTTTACAATCATCTTTCAATAAAGTTCTAGCATATAGTAATTCTATAATAGTACAATCACCTTCACCACTAGTAGCTATTGGATTCCATTCTGTAGACATAACAATATAAAAATCTAATAAGTTCGTATAAGTACTAACTTTCCAAAAAATGGGAATACAAAACTTTGGTTCATCATCTTTTAAAAACAAAACTAACTCAGAATGATTAGAATTAATCTCGATTTGTTGAACAAAAAAGTATAAATAAGCTGCACTATCAAAATTTTCATAAAGATACTTTAAATCTTCACGAAAATCAGGACCAACTGATCCTACAAAGTTATTTCCTAATGATTTGAAAATTGATGGAACTCCATTTACACTATAAGGAAGAATATTTAAGTTTTTAAAGTCTAATTTTTTTGATTCATATATTTTGTTTTTGTAATCTTTTAACATATTTTGAAATGTAGCATCTTTTAATACTTCTTTGGGTATTAAGCTATTCAAATTTTTAGTTTCTTCATAAGATAAATGTTTTATCTTTAATTCAGTTTCTCTAACAATTGGATATTCATCAAATTTACTTTCAACAAAATGAGTCTCAATATAACTCTCTGGTATACATTCTCTTAAAAGATATAACATTTTATTAGATATAAGACTATCATTTGGGTTAACTTTAAATAAATGGGAATAACTAGAGAATATATCTTTTACAAACTCACCATATCCAATATTAACGTCTTCTAATGTCTTAATCTTTCTGTCTACATAATATGAAGATGATTTTATCAAATTTTCTCTAAATTTTGTTATTTTGTCATAATTTAGACTTAGATTCGAAAATATGTTAATATTGTGTTTTTTTTGAAAGTAGGGTATCATTTTTTGAACAACTAGAGGTAAAAAATCATTTTTTAACTGTGAAACCATTTTAAAATGAAAAAAAATATAACCTAAAATTATTCATTTTTCCGATAAACTGCCCATCCTACTTGAGGTATTACTCTATTGTTTTCTACTTTATGTTGTACAAATCCTGCTACAAACTCCATTTTTAACACATCAAATATACGAGTCCATTCAAATGGTACAGCAAGATGACCAGAACCGAACTTCTGCCAATTAACTATTTCTTTTACTTTATGACATTTAGGGAAAAAATCTATAATCCATCCCGATACATTACAATCTTGTCCCGAAGATAGTCCGCTCATATATTTGTAAATTGATTTCCAATGATCTTTGTCAATCTCTTCTGGATTTTCTCTAGCTTTTACAAATCGTTTTAAATGTGGAATAATTAACTCTGTCCAGTATTCTAAGTTCAATTCTTTTGGTAAAGATTGAACTCTATCTAAAATGGATTGCCAATCTTGAACTTCACCGGTTAAAATTATATTTGGTATTCCACACATACTCGAAACACTATATAAATAAAAGTTTTCAAGCATATTCATAAACGAGATAGTTTTGATTATTTTGTTTATAGGAGTACTATTTGTAAAGTTTAGTATCAAACTAGATGCTATTCCTTTTGGATTGAGATCTTCTAAAATTTTACTTTCAAATAGTGGAAATATTGTTTTCCATTGTGAAGGATCTGAAAGAAGATCATCGTTTCGAACCTCAATTTTCTTCTTATCGTCATGGTTTATTCCCAATAAAGTTCTATATTGGTCTGGATCTTCATTGATGTGTTCTGATATACCAGACATAATTATCTGCCAGATATTATCTGGAGATATTTCAAAGTCCAGATGATTTTGAAATGCATAATCAAGAGCATTCATAAAATCGTTACCTAGATTATAAAATTTTGTTCCATATTCATGTTCTTTTTCAATTACAAGTTGTTTTTTTTTGTAATCAATTTTTTTCCCATATTCCTTTTCTGTATCTTTATATTTAGAACTTCTATCCACCATAACACTTACTCCATATTCAAGGTTTTCAAGTCTAAGAGTCATTTTAAACGTTCCAAACCTTTTTTTAGACATTAAAAAATAAATTATTCTTGCGTGCCGTTTAGAATACAAAATTTAATTTAGAATCAAAAAATTCACATCGAATTTACTCAGAACTAATATAATGGATGTTGAGTTAAAAGTAGTAAAATGTCCGACAGATTCATTAGTGTTAACGAATTGTGTTATCGTAAATATTAAAGATTTGGACGTTAAAAATGGTGAATTAATATGTATTGGCAAGTATATATTTAATATTCTAAATAATGAAATACCATTAGGAGAAATCGGATTAAACGTTTTACAAAGAAAATGGATTAACGTTTCATTAAACCAAAAAATAAAAATACACCAGAGTCATAAAAAAGAACCAGAAATCCTAAAAATTCTTATAACATTTTGTGTTTATAAGAAAAATATTCCAGTTCAAAATATGAATATTGGAAGAGAAAAAATGATTGAAGAGTTTTATAAACAGTTTAAAAATCGTATTTTTACTGAAGGAGAAGAATTGTTCTTCAAAGTTGAAAACTATGAAGTTTATCATTTGATTATAAAACATATAAAGATTCATCTTTCCACATTGAACCCCGAAGGGATTCTTTTTGATACTTTTGGGAAGTTTGTTGATAAAAACTCCGTAATATTTGAATATAATGATCCTGAAACTAACATTATCAATTCTAATTGGGATTTCAATGAAATAGGAATTGGAGGACTAGATAAAGAATTCTCATCAATATTCCGTAGAGCATTTGCTTCCAGAATCTTTCCGCCACATTTTATTGAAAATCTTGGAATGAAACACGTAAAAGGAATGTTGTTATATGGTCCACCAGGAACAGGAAAAACGCTAATAGCCAGACAAATTAGTAAAATGTTAAATACCGTAAAACCTAAAATCATAAATGGTCCATCAATACTTTCAAAATGGGTTGGTGAATCTGAAAAAAATATAAGAGAATTGTTTTCAGACGCTGAACAAGAAGAAAAAAAAATGGGAATAAATAGTAAACTTCATGTAATCATATTTGATGAAATAGATGCTATTTGTCAAAAAAGAGGGAATAGTAATGATTCTAGTGGAATACGTGATAGTGTTATAAACCAGTTATTATCAAAAATAGATGGTATGGATCAGTTAAATAACGTTTTAATAATAGGAATGACAAACAGAATAGATATTATTGATGAAGCTTTATTGAGACCTGGAAGGTTAGAAATACAAATAGAAATCGGATTACCTAATGAAATTGGAAGACTTCAAATCTTTGAGATTCATACTAAACTGATGTCATTAAACAAAAAGCTATCAGAAGATGTCGATTTGGAAGAACTTAGTAAACTAACAAACAATTTTACTGGTGCTGAAATAGAAGGACTAGTTCGTGCGTCACAATCTTTAGCAATGAATAGGCTGATAAACTTGACAAACGTAAATGAAGAATCAAAAGATCCTGTTAAAGTCAAACTAGAAATGAACGCTGTTGAAAGGATGCAAATTGTTCGCGATGATTTTATTCAAGCTTTACAAAACGATATAAAACCACAGTTTGGTCAAGCAAATGAAATTTTAGATAGGTTTATCAATGGAGACATTATTATATGGTCTCAGGATGTTCAAGACATACTCAACCGTGGTAATCTTTTAGTGGAACAAATACTTTCTCCTGATACTAAAGGTTTAGTATCATTACTTATAGAAGGCGTTTCAAATAGTGGTAAAACAGCTTTAGCAGCTACTATAGCTAAAAATTCTGAAGTCAGTTTTATTCGTGTTTGTTCACCAGAAGACATGATTGGATATAATGAACAGACTAAATGTAATATACTTAAAAAAACATTTGATGATGCATACAAATCACTGATAAGCATCATAATAATAGATGATATCGAAAGATTACTAGATTACGGACCAATAGGGTTTAAGTATTCAAACTTAATCCTTCAAACTCTTCTAGTTCTACTTAAAAAACAACCTCCTCACAATAATCACTTATTAGTTATCGGAACAACATCTAATAGAGATATAATGGAAAGTTTAGAAGTTACTAAAGCATTTACATCAATTGTTCATGTTTTTCCATTAACTACTATAAATCAAATAGTTTTAGTTCTTGAACATATTAACCTATTCGATGATGAAGAGATTGAAATCATAAAAAACACAAAAAATAAATACTTTATAGGAATAAAGACATTATTAGAGATTATTGATTCGTTAAAGGTTTGTAAACTTAAAACGCTTAACATTGGTGTAGACGATTTTATCATTCAATTAGAGGAAACAAACTTACAAGTGTAGAAAAATATTTTTTTTATTTTTTTTTGTAGTTCTTGTAATATAATGCATAACCGTTCTTAATCAACAGATTATTGATACTTTCACTTGAATCGTCATTAAAAAACACTTCTGCTAACATTCTACCGAAACCATCTTGTTTATCCGTTCTAAACTTAATTAGTTTGTTCAATATCAACTTTTCTAAAAAGTATTTGGTATCCAAGCCTCTTTTTTTGATTTCTAAATCTTTGGTGTTTATTTCTGGAGCATCAACAAATAATAATCTTATTCTATTCTTAACCATTTCATTGTGGTATTTAAAAATAACAGTAAAAGTGTCTCCATCGACTACATCAATCACTTTTCCTAAAAATTCACCTTTTATAGAAAACATTTTTAGTTTCGTGTAATCGTAATTTAACAGTTCATTCTCTTTTCTATTGGTTAAAAATTTAAAAAGTTTCATTATGATAACTGCCTTCTTCGACTTAGGTACTGAAAACTTTTGTCATATTGTATTTGAAACAGTTGATAAAGAAAAGAAAATTATTAATTTTGAAATAACAAAGTTTAAGATGAATAAATCGATTTATAAGTCGATAACAAACTTTTTTGATAATTTATGTGAAAGGTATAAAATTGATAAGTTCTATGTAGAACAACAGGTTTCAAAAAATAAAAACTGTTGTAAGATACAATGTATAATCGAAACCTATTTGTGTATAAAAAGAAAAAAATATAAAACCGTAAATGCTAAAAAGAAATACAAAGCCTTTTCATTTTTCGAAAAGGATGAGTATATTAACTGTAAAAGTGGTCAAAAATATAGAAAGAGAAAGAATTTTGTGATATCAAAAGGTAGCGAACTATTAAACGAATACACTTTTGATGATGAAATGAAAAAAAAGATCGAAAGTTTAAAGAAAGAAGATGATTTTTATGATTGTTTATTAATGGAATACACTGAATAATTAATTTCTATTTTTGTATCTGATATAAAGGATAAATTGTGTTTTTTAATAGTTTGCATACATTCGACATTATGTTCGTTTCTAGACTCGTTGGAAACTAATCTAATGATTTCGAGTAGATTTGTTTCTCTTTTGTGTACTAGTTCAAGATAATTAGTCAAATCTTCTTTTTTTAATGCTAACATTGCGTATTCTATTTTGTCTCTATAAATTTGGGTCAACTGTTCATATTTATCCTTTATAATTGCACAATGTCTAAAAGGACAATCTAATGGACAATTATTCAAAAAATCAAAAGTTTCCATCTTTAAAACATGAATATGATGAACAATAAATAAATTTTTTCACTTTACATAGAGAGCGAAGAGCGAAGAGCGGAGCGGAACCCTCGAGTAACCCTCTCGCTTAGCTCTTCCGGTAAGTATAAGGGTATTAAAAAAAGAAAATGAACAATGATGAACAATTTAACACTTTAAAATTCTCTTTACCAATATATTTAAGGATTGATAGAAACTTATTCTTTCTTAAATTGGAAGAGATTTATACGTTAGAATTATCAGAAATACAAAAAGTGGATCTCTTTTACACTTTATATAGCTTTAACATAAAAGAATTATGGATAAAATGTATATTAACCATTTTTGATAGTTTGACTATAAAATATCAAAAAGAACTGTTAAAGTTCTCATCGTTTTCAATCAACGATGATGATTTTGAAACGTTTAAACAACTGTACTCCAAATTGTTATTATCGATAACCAATGAAGACGAACTATTTGATTTGTGTTTCTCTAAAACTGATTTTTTTAAACCATTAATGCATTCTAAACTAAAATCAATGAACATGATGAATAGGAAAACTCTAAACTACTTGGTAGAGAATATTTTTAATAGATTAACTTCAGATGATAAGAAGTTAGAATGTTTAGAAAAAACAGTATTTTTAAGGGATTTGTCAACAAATGAACTCGATTTAATGATTCTTTTTGTAAAAGAGAACAAATATTCAGGTAGAGCTATTGATATATTATTAAGAAGTGAAAACGTAGAATACACACAAAAAGCTTTAGATATTATACACAATGATAATTCATTATCATCTGACAATACTGTTCACTTTTTTGACATTCCAATTGATTTGGTAAACGAAATCAATTCAAAAACAAAGAATAAATGTAATATTTTGAGTGATATTCATGAAATAATAAATTTGGGATCAACATTAACAACATCTAAAAATGAATTGGATATCTTGTATCACGTATCAAATATGGTTTTAACTAGTGGATTCGTATATCAAAAGAACTTCGTATGTCTAAGAATAGAAGATTGTGTATCGTATTGTTGGTCGGAATGTTGTACTCTTGAAGAAGAAAAATCAATGATTAAAGAGTTATTATCTTTTGCTAATCAAAATACGTGTTCTTATGGATTAATCATTAACATTCTTTGTTTTCTAATCGGATTAGGAAAAGAAATACATTTAGAATTATCTGATTATTATCAAAAAAAGGATGATGCTCTGACAAAACTACAAAAAAAATACCCTATTGATGACACATTTTGGCTAGATAGTGAACAAATAGAAAATGAAATAAAATTATTGATGAAATCTGAAAATATCTAAAAGTTTAAAATAAATGAGTTACATAATAAGCAATTTATTTGTTGGAGACATAAAAGATGTTAACAATTCTAAGTTTCTGTCTAAAAACAACATACAATCTGTTTTAAATGTCAGTTTTGAAAATTATAAATCTCCGTATGCAAAATACTATAAGAAGATTTCTATGTCAGACTCAAATGACGAAAAAATATGGCCTAATCTAAAAAAAGCATTAGAGTTTTTAGATGAACAAACCAAAAAAAAACGAAACGTAATCGTACATTGTTCAGTAGGTATGTCTAGAAGTGTTTCAATAGTCATAGGATATCTTATTTTAAATGGAATTCCTTATGAAAGTGCATTAAAACTATTAAAAACGAGAAGACCGATTTCCAATCCTAATCCAAGCTTTAAAAAACAATTAAAAGAGCTATCAGAAAAAACTTTTCAAAAAGTTAAACCGATTAAAAAGTTAAAGATCCTCTAGTTTGACATCTTTAAATTCTTTTCTCAACAACTCGTCTTTTATCGTATCATCTCTTTCCCATTTAATCCCTAATTTCTCTACTTCTTTAACATCTTCGTCAGTTAATCTTTCACATTCTGCACCAACAGTATTGTTATCCACAATCAGTTTTCCTTTAATAACAAAATCATCGCCAATTATGTATGTCGTGCCTTCTATAACATTATAACCGTTTATAATACCAATTTTATATTTTGGGGCTATAGTTAGTTCCAAAGGAACCTTTTTTACTAAAAGTTTAGTCGGTTGTATATTATTTGGAAAATATGTTTTTAAAAGAGTCAATTTACCTTCTTTAGCAGATTTTGAATGAGTGCTACAATAAAGATGACCATCAACTTCTGCAGTAACCTTTTTTTTACAATTTAATCCAGCATTCGCACCATGCTGCATTTTATAGAAACAGATATCAGTTTTCGAAAAAACTATTTCAGCTTTCACTTCTCCATCAACCCATAAATTTTGAATTTCTAAAAACCCTTTTAAATCTTCATCACATATCTTCAAATTCATAAAATATTCTTTCACTTTTGTCGATATTATCTCTTTATTCTTGTTCTGACTGTTTTCTATTTTTTCAAATATAGTCTTTATTTCATCGTCTGACATTTTTAAGAAAGAATGATAACAATCAAACAATTGGATAATAACTAAATTTTTTATTCACACTGTTTTTGATTTACTACGCATAAATGATGGTAAATGATCAGTTATTTTAGAAAAAGATTGAGGAGTCTTAAACATTTCAAAAGCAGGTTTACCAGTTACCTTACAAATTAATGTTACTATTAAATGAAGAATACCAACAATACCTAACACCATTAGTATTAAATGATATATTGGATGGTCGTTTGCAAAGTCTTTCACAATATCCATATTTATTACAAGATATTTTTATTTGAAACAGTTTTTAGTTGTGTTGTAGTTCCTTCCACTTTGATTCCCATTACAATATCCAAATGGACACCCTGTCCAGCTACTATTTATATCATCCCTATCCCATCCAAACAATAATGATCCTTGAATTAAAGGTTCATTAACATATAAATACTTTGGAAACATAAAGTTAGCATCAAGATACGGTTTCTTTTTCCTGAGTTTCGTATAGGTTACAAAGTTTTTAAGAACATTCATATTCGAATTTGAATATGATGTATTTAAAGTCATTTCTTTATTGTTTCTTTAATTGGTTCACGTTTCTTGGAATCCAAGGGTTTGTTTACGTTCCAAACCAACCCATTTGGTATGTTGATTATGATTTGATTTTGAATCTATCATGGTCAATTAAACAATATCCAAAACTTGTTAAAGATCATACAATAATAGAGAATATAACAAGAAAAGCATTTTTAATATGGGAAACCGAACATATTATTCCAAGTTTTGTAAACTTAAACCTAACATTCACGAAAGTCCTAATAGATTCAAATATTACTTTTATTTGGTTTAATGAAAGTGAAATACATACGGATTACAATCATAGTAACGAATTTTTAGCCCATACTTTTTATCCTTATACAAAATATTCGGGTGAAATACACATTAAAGATGATGAGAGATGGAATGTTTCAGAGCACTTTATGTTGTACGTTTTACTTCACGAAATAGGACATTCATTAGGTCTTAAACATTCTAATAGAAGAGAATCCATAATGTATCCATATTATACCTACGCGGGCTCCGGCAAGTATCAAGGAATTATTCACATAAAATTAGATTTAGATGATAAATGTTCATTACATACATTATATGTTAGAAAGACTAATATGTGCCTATTTGTTTGGTTATTAAGTGAATACGTATACCTACGCGAGCTCCGGCAAGTATACTTACCGAAGAGCGACGAGCTAAAGGCGAGACGTTTGCTCTGAGGGTTCCGCTTCGCTCTCTGAGTTAGGTTACTAAAAATGAGAAAAAAAACTATTTTTTTTGGATTTTTTGAGTCTAAACTCTTTTTTTATAACAATTTTTTGTCCCACTTAGGTGAAGTATTTTTTTGCGAGCAGTGTTTCAAAAGACTTTGGGTAGATAACAGAAACCGGCATTTTTTTTTTTTTGAGGACAATTGGGAGATCTTATTTCCCAATTGTCCTCAATCATGAAAACACTATCATTTTTGATGGTTATGGTAACAGATATTATCATGCTATCAAAAATAAATTTTAGTCAGAAGTTTTAATTCTCTTCAATCATGTAATTCATTAAAATGGCTTAAAAGATCAGATTCTATAAGATTGTTTTTAAATTGTTCTCTGTAATCGCTATCAACATCCTGAATAATTATATCTAATGGTCTGTTAAAATACTTAAAAATTGCTTCACATTCATCACATTCATCAGATTCGCCTTTAGGTAGGTCGTTTTCATTTCTATAGTAGAAAGCGAATAACAGTTTACAAAATGTTACGAAATTCATTCTTATATTTTCACAAAATAAGATTTCTATACAATCAATACCAGTAACTAATGATTTTTCATATTCAGATAGTTTATCATAAAAAATGGCTTGTCTCAAATTGTCATCAAATTCTTCATTTTTGTAATCGTTATCATCTACTTCTTCATTATTGTAAAAAAACCAAAGAGTTAGTTCAAATTTACTTTCTGGAAATTTTCCAACTTTAACAAAATATGGAGTTACGAATAAATGTTTTCCTTTAATTGTCAAAGTATTCATGATTATTCAATTGGATCACTTACTTAATATACTTACCAAGTGTCGTAAATTTTTTTATATGATGTTGACCGTAACAGAGATTTTACCTATACTCTTGACATTACTTAAGTTTAATATGTTAAGTAACAATGTTGAACTTTTTGATGTTGTGAATATTATATCACTAGATTCGAACCCATATTGAGGATTCAAGTCACCAATTCCTCTAACAGAAATTTGATCTCCCAATGGTTCCACAGCTTCGCTCTTCTCATAAAACCATTGTAAATCTAATAATCCGATATGATTTAAGAATGTTACATTTTCTATTTGTGTTTTTATGAAATATTTTTTGTTTCTAGACAAAGTTAGATTCCCATTTATCGATTTAATGAACTTATTAGGTACAATATTGGTTAAAACTATGTTATTGTCAACTAATGGTATTATATTTCTACTATAAAAAACAGCAAATTGACATCCTAAAATGATATTTGAATATAAAATGTCAATATAAACACGGTTATCTGATTCAGTGTTCATTTCTTTTAAGTTATAGTTTTTATGTTAGTTGATGCTCTGGTGATACTACGTAAATTACTACTTGGATTATTTGTTATTCTCAATTCTACTCTTTTAGTGGATCCACTAGTGTTGTTATAGTACGCTTTTAAATTAACGTTACAGATTTTAGGATGATCCTCACCATCAGCTAAATATACAAAAGGATTACCTAAAGCAACGTTATCATCAGAATTATACCATTGAACGGTAAATGTTGCAACGTGATCTTTAATAGATATTAAATCTAAAGAACCTTCTAATAGATAACTATGACCAGTTACTAAAGATATCCTACCTAAAGATGCTACATTAGCAGTATTAGTATACGTAGTAGTTAAATCAACAGTTATCAACGATCCATTAGTAAATCCATCTACATTAAATTTAATATGATCTCCGCTAGATACATTAGTAGAATATACGCTTATGACTTCTGAAAAAGCTTGATTAGTTTGAATGTCTACATCTGATGATGGGGCAATAAAACTTATAACTCCAGAACCATCTGTAGATAATAAATATCCTGCAGTTGAATCTGTGTTTGGATACGTTAAAGCACCATTTATTAAAGATGATACTGTTAGATCCCCGAGTGGAGTACACGTTGCTGTACTAGATGTTATCTCTTTACCAGAATTGTTATTAAAAAGACATAAATCATTAGTTGTTGCACTAACTGGTCCAACTACAAAAGGTGGTACAGTTAGTGTTAGATTACCAAGACCATCAGTTGTGATCAAATCACCAGATGATCCATCTGTAGTAGGAAGTAAAAGATTACCACATTTTATTGTAGAAGAACTAAGATTTACAGTGTTAAAATCATAAACTACTGCCATTTTATATGGTAAAATAATATTTTTCTAGTTTAAACACTTTCATTTTACGAAATGATGAATGTCTTTGATTTCATCAAATGCTTCTTTTGTTCTTTCATTATCGTATTTTAAGGTTGTATATAATGAATTTGGTGTAAACAAAAACTTCAATCTCTCATAATTCGTTCCACTAGTTTCTAGATCTTTTGTTATTTTTTCTATCCCTTCATTTTTTATCTTCATATATCCGTTTTTAAATGATATTGTATCGATATTTTGGTTATAATCTGTTCCCATAATCAAGGCTAACAGAAATATCTCTTCAAACGTTAATAAATGTTTAGTCAATATTTCATCTAAATAATACAATTTTCCTTTATTTCCATCAAATTTCATTATGAATTTGTCAATATCGTATAATAGTATGTCACTATCATCACTAACAACGAAATCTGCTTCGTTATTTTTATACAAGTAGCAACATAATGATTCAGCTTCACCATCAGCAATTAAACATCTGATATTCAGTTTTTCGGTTATCAATATCATCAAATTATCAATTTCTTTGTTTCTAGGATAGGATGAAAACTTAATACAAAGATCAGGATTTATACCTACGCGGGCTCCGGCAAGTATGTCAGACTCTATATTTTTGGTGATATTAGAAATTCTTCGATTATGTCCATGGTCTAATCTCTTCCATCTATATTCGTTCCATTCGGTGTTCTTATTTGGAAAAAGGAAATACTCATTGGTTTCGTATTTCTTTTTTTCTACATCTTTTCTTTTTTTGATACAATCTTTTTTCTCTGGTGGTTTATTTTTCCCATCAAAAACACAAATAACTGTTACATCATTACCCTTTAACACGTTTAAAAACGATAATATGTCAGAATACCATTCTAAAATATTATTTCTACACTTATAAGATCTTATTATGTAAGTCATCATATCAATGACAATTCTCTTACCAGATAAAAATTTCAAATTTATCTCTTTATCACATCCCTTAAAAATGTCGAAGTTATTCTTGATTCCCATTTTATTTATGTTTTCATTTAAAACTTATTTTTTGTGTGCCAGACTGAAGGTTAAGTATAATTTAATTAAAAAAAATACAAAATGAAACTCAATTTTCCCTTGATCTTTGTTCAAGATCCTCAAAACCAAACAGATTATGAGCAACAATTGAGGGATTTTTGTATTCAAAACAAGTTCAAATCATCGTTCATCTGGAATCATTTTAGCTGTGGATCAACAGTTTTATGGATTAATATTTATTTTATGATGAGAAAGAAGAATAATGATGGAAGGTTTGTAAAAAATGATGATGGTAGTTTCGAAACTAAGAAGTACACAATTTTTTCAAGAATGAAGTATATTCCGGCATCTGTTAATATCGTAACAGCGAAACAACTTTTGTCTTTCGACATTCTGAAAGAAATTTGTAATACAGACTTTTTGAATGTACCTGTACCACCTATTGAAGTAGTATGTGTATGTCCCTCAGAAACAGTTGAAAAGGTTAATTGTGAACTATCCGATAAAAAATTGATTTCTTAGATAATATTATGAAATTAGAATGAATCGGGTTAAAATGAAAATAATACGATCAGAATACAATCTTTTGGTTTTCTATGAAAAAAAGAAAAATAATGTTCCGATTGCATTGTTGATAATCGAACCCAAAATGACTAACATTAATGAGATTCCGTTTGTAAAGAAACCATTTTTTTTAGAAGAGGTTGAAAAAAATCTTTTAATCGTTCAAGAAGATCAAGTCCATAAAATGGATGATGTTCGTTGTATAGGCAAATTGTCATTTTTAATAACAAAATTTGTAAAGAAAAATATAATAATCTATTTTATTGACGAAGATGATACAATCATCAATAATATAACTTTTATGAACGAAGATATAGAAAACCTAGAAATTAAATCTCATACTAGTAAAGGTGAAACTGAAATATTGGTTAGTAAAAAGAAAACTAAACTGTTCAGAACACTAAAAAATGAAACTTCTCCAAGTGAAACAGGATATACAATAAACCTTATTGGATTGAATGGAAATTGGATAATAACAGACAAATATGGATTTGATGATTTTGATGATTTTGATGATTGTAGCAGCAATATTGCAGGAATATCTATTTTTGATGATCAACCTTTTAATACGAAACCTAAAGACATTCCTTCAGTGTCTGGAACAAATATAAGATGTATATCTAAACCTCAAAATAAAAAAATCTATATTAAAAATAATACAGCAATTAGAAACAAAAATGCTTCTAAATCTTATATCACAAAAATTGATCGTGGAAATGATGTAAAAATAGAATCAGTAGACGTTTTTAATGATGAAATTAACGAATCGATACAAAACATCATAAAATATTTTTTGGTTGTTAACAATGATATAGAAGCGAATGGTAAAAAGATTTTTCCTGAAGAAGAATGTGTTATATGTTTTGAAGAAAAAGGTGCTATTGATGGATTATTTGATGTATGTGGTCATAATTGTATTCATTTTAGGTGTTTTAACAAAGATCTAATCAAAGTTTGTCCTATATGTAGAGCAAAGATTACTACTGTTAGTAAATTGAAATAAATTATAAAGAGTAAAATTTTTTTTTGATAGGTAAGAAATCGTATATATACTAAAACCATGGAACTAGTAACTTCAGATGTCAATTTTTTAATCTATTATAAGGAAAAAAAATATGGATTACCTGTTGCATTATTTGTTATTGAACCCAAAATGGATGAAGATCTTCCTCCATTTTTTATTAATGAGAAGACAAAAAAGAACATATTAATCATTAGAAAAGAAGGTAAACTATATTTTTGTTTGACCAATTTATCAGGAAAAAACGTATCTTTTCAGTTTATAGATAAAGAAGGAGAGACTATAAATAAGATAAATACGATGTCTAAGTATGATAAGTATCTAGAAATTAGATCTCATACTAGTAAAAATGAAACTGAACTAATATTTACTAAAAAAGAATCTAAAGTAGAGAGTTTAGTTCACGAAGATAAAGATATTGAAAGAAAAAACTTTAAAAAGGAACAAT